GAGCCGTTCGTAGTATTCGTTGCTGAAGTAGAGAACGCGCCGACAGATAGGGTTCGGGCTGAGATGTTGGCCATTGAGCCGCTGGAAGAGTACGTCCCTTTTCAGCAATACCCGGCTTACATTGAGCCGATTATGTCCGAGCAAAAACTGGACTTTTACAGCGCGGCAATGGGGAGGAAGTTGCGATGAGCGAAGCTAAAGCGGCAATTAAAGGCGGCTGGAAGGCTGTTGCCAAGGCGCTAGAGGCGAACATGAATGCGCTGCTGGAAGAGAATCGAAAGCTACGCGCGGCGGTAGAAGCGTATCCAGAGTGGACGGACGATGACAACGGCGACAGCATAGGAACCATGCAGCGCTTCGTAACGTGCATAGTCTGCGACGGCGGCGGCGCGTTCAACGGCGACGGTAAGCCTAGCAAGAGAATGCCGCCAACACACAAGCCTGACTGCGCCCGTCAACTCGCCCTAAAACCGGAGGGAAGGGATTAAAATTGCACCCTTCCCTGATTCGTGGCATTATCCGCTCTGCACTGGTAGGCGAAAGGTTAAAGCTCTCGCCTACCTTAAACCAAATAGAACTTGGTACGTGCAGAGCGGTTTGCTTATAACCTGAGCCTGTTCAGTTTAGCAACCTTCAGCGCCTACCCGGTTCCCTTGACTAAAAGGGGACGAAATGCAAGCCAAAAAAGAATCCATGCTTTCACAGCGCGGCTGGATGGCTGTAATCTTCATCGGCCTTTGGGGCTTCCTCTGCGCGTGGTCGCTCTCCGCGTTCTGGCAGCACATTGACAGTCTTCAGCCGACATACCGCCTTGCCGCCAAAGCGGGCGCATGCGCTGGCGAGTTCGCCGTATTGGCGCTGACAGTGCTTAAATGCTTCAGCATCCATATCAACGTCCGCAAGTGGTCACTAATTCTCGCCTGCGCGCTGGCCATCGTGATTGTGTTTCACACCGGCGCGCTGCGTGGCCTGGACGAAGCGGCAGTCGTGCAGGACGACAAAGAAAAACGCCTGCGCGATTCGCTTACTCAAATGAGCAAGGAGCAGGGGGTAGGCCGGACGCAGAAAGAGCGCATGGCGACAGCCAACAAAGCAAACTCAAACGCGCAAAAACTTCTTGCGGACACCATCAACAAGCGAGACGAAGCCATTAAGGCGACTTCGTTCTTCCCGCTCTGGTATCTCAACGGCGGCATGTACGCTCTCATCATGATTGCGTCAATTCTGTGCCTTGGATTCGTCGGAATGAAGATGCTCAACAAGGAAGACATTGACCGGGACTTTGACGGCATAGCCGACCACCTGCAGCAGCAGACAGAGGTTAATTGGCCAAACCAAGTGGGAAAATAGCAGCCGCCACGCACGCACAGGGACAAGCGATGGCGGCGGGACAACCCGAACAGGAGGCGCAGCATGAGAAAGCGGCCACTCGGCCTAGTGTTCTGGATAACCTGGGCGCTAATCTGTCTGGCGCTGGCGGGCGTCCTGATGGTGAAGTAGCCGGGGAGCAGGAGGGAGCAATTGCCGCCGCTCCCCAGGGAGCAGAAGCCCACAGGGAGCAGAAATTACCATCAAACGTTATCCGGTTTGCCCGTAATGATCAAAAGGCCGCTCCCCAGGGAGCAAAACAAGCTAAACGTCCGAAAACAAAGAGAAAAAGTGGTGATGATCATGCGCGCCGCTCCCCAGGGAGCAGAGAGGCCGAATGGCTCCACTCGTTGCTCCCAGGAGCAAGTAACGGGTGGTGGGATGTGGCCGAAAACGGCAAGGGTTTTAAGTTCCATTTCCGTTGGCGCGAAGCGGGCAAACAGCGTAATCTACCGTTTCCGCGAATCAGCGCGGAGCAGTTTAAACGGCTAAAGGAGGCCACTAATGAGCGAGCAAAATTCCTTATCGCGGACCGCGTCTACGGACACATTGAAGACCTTTGCGCCCCAGGGAGCGCCCGCGCTGACAGAGCAAGAGCGGTTGCCCAGAGGGTCGGCTTTGCTGTTGGAAACAATCTTGATGTTGGCGCGAGAGATTCAGGTGTCAGACGGGCTTGAAGACGCGAAGGTTAAGGCCGGGAGCATTGCGGAAATGGCCGGCGAGCTTGTGCAGAAGTACAACCGGCAAATAGGGCTGGCTGCATAGTTGACACCCGATAGGCGCGACAGTACTATGCGCCCGTTCAATTGTTTAGAAAAGCTGTAAAAGGCCGTTATCGGTAAGCGCCGGTGGCGGCTTTTCGCTTTTAGGCAAAATAAAAGCCCGTCAGTCCGGCCTAAATGGACTGACGGGCTGAATACACCTTAGCCCGAAGTACTAAACAACTGCCTAACAGAGGTCCGAAATCAAAGAGTTCTAAGTTCCCTGCCAGTCTACCAACCTGTACTCATTCCCGCAAGCCTGCCTGAGACATTCCGATACATTGTGAGTCTATTTGACACACCGTACAGTTTATGCAATAAGGTGCCATGAGCGAAACAACACCCGAAACCAGCGCTTTAACTCCGCAGTTGCCCCCAAGTGGCGCTCGCCGCACTTTCTTACTTGAGTTGGATAGGTTCCAAGAACACCTTGCGCGGCTTGCGCACGACGTGGGGAGCAAGGCGGAGCTAGGTAGACGGCTGAACGTATCCGGGCAGTTTATCGACTTACTCATTGCCGGGAAGCGGAAACCGGGAAACAAGCTACTGAAAGCCATTGGCGCGCGTCGTCGGGTAATGATTGAAATTGACGTGGAGGGTGAATAATGGCCTACAAAATTCTTTACGTGAAAATAGAGGAAGCAATGAGTAGGGGCGGCCTTGTCTTCAACAGTCAGTTAGAGGCCGAAGATGCCGCTAAGAAGGCAAACGCAGAGTGCCCCGGTTTTCACTGTTGGGCTGAGCCACTACCGGAGCCGCAGGGAGTTCCGACCACACCCGGCAACCCTAGCCCTTATCGCGCACGGATGAACGCGCAGGGGAAACTGACGGCCACTCAGCGGGAAATGATAAGACTGCGGGCCGAAGGCAAAATATGAGTGAAGCTCTAGCCGTCACCGATGATGCCGCGCTGTTCAACGACTCCGACTATGCGAACGCCATACAGGAGAGAACGAAGGCGCGGGCTAAGGCGTTCTTTCACGGACGCGGCTTTGACAGGCTGCTGGAAATTGCGGACAGCGAAGACGACAAGACGGCGCTCTCAGCCATTACCACCATTGGCAAGCTGGCAGGGGAGTTCAAGGCGCCTCGTCCAGTGGTGCTGAGTTTTGAAGAGTTGAGGAAAGCGGCGGCGTCGGTTTCAGCCGGGCCGCTTGGCGGGATAACCCAGATAACCGAAAGCGCAGTGATAGAGGGAGACTTTGACGAAGACGGCGGCGATACAACCGAATAGCGCCGACGGACTAGCCGTAGACGCTCTCAAGCTCGCCACGGCAGACCCGGCGCGCGTGGAACGGGAAGTCGCGGAGTTCGACAAGAATCCCGACGCCTACATTGCTCGGCGGTTTACCGAACTATCTGAATGGGACTTTCCAGTATGGGCGGCTATCAACGTCTTTATCAAAACCAAGTCCGGTAAGCGCGTCAGGCTATTTCTCAACCGCATCCAGCGGCGCATGTGGGATTGGGTACTTGAGGACTTAATTGCAAAGCGTCCTATCCGATGGTTCATCCTAAAAGCCCGACAGGAAGGCGTCTCTACGTTCTGGATAGCGTTTTTCTTGTGGCTGACTTCCCTGCGCGCCAACCGCGAAGCTCTTATCTGCGCCCACGACGAACAAAGCACATACGACTTCAATAACCGCCTGCGCGCAATGTATACGCAGCTACATCCAATGCTGCAGCCGAAGACGCACACCGACAGGCGAGACTTGGTGTACTTCAGCAGCACGACACACGAAAGGCGGCGCGGCGCAAGTGTGGGGCTCGAAAGCAAACTGGTATTCAGGACAGCGCAGGCCGGGCAGCTAGGACGCTCCTATAACTTCCATGCCGTGCTGCTGTCAGAGTTCGCGCTGTGGCCCGAACTGAGAGTTGATGTCAACGACCAGATGGGCGGCTTGCTTCAGGTGATGAGTGACGAGGCCGGAACCATCATCATTCTCGAAAGCACAGCGAAGGGCGAGAACGAGGCGACGAAGTGGTGGACCGACGAAAATAACGGCTATAGAAAAGTCTTCATTCCGTGGTGCGGATTCGATGAGTACAGAACCGGGCAGCTCAAGTATGACAAACTGAAAGAGCTATCCGCCGACCCTGATTCACGCTACGGCAACGAAGTTGAAACCGAGCGCATCATCCGCGACACCCTGCCTATCTGGTATCCGCAGGAAGTGGCCGAAGGTGGGGAAGAGTGGATGAAAGAGGAATTGCGCCGCCGTCTACATTGGCGCAGGCGCACGATTGACACGAAGTGCATGGGCCGTCTTGAGGTATTCAAGCACGAATACCCACTAACACCCGCAGACTCGTTTGCCACAGGCGCGAAGAATCAGTTCAACCATGAAAGCCTCGAAGAGATGCGCGCCTATGTTCAGGCTGAGGGCTACACACCGATTCGCTGCAAGCTGATACAGAACGAAGATGAAACGCATCCTAATCGTAAATTCCACCGGGCCGACGGCTACGGCAAAGTCTACTTCTACCGACTGCCGGGGGAGTTCGATAAACAGCATACGTCCTTCGTCATCGGCGCGGATACGTCAATGGGAATGTCGTCCGGCGCTGACCCCTCCGCTGCCGTGGTTCTTGCTGTCTCAGCTGATGAAACTGAAGAAGTAGCCAGCTTCAACGCGGTTATTCCACCGTCCGACTTTGCTGAACTGCTGAACTGGCTAGGCCGTCTCTACGACGATGCGCTGCTAGGCGTCGAACATAACGAACGCGGCGGCGCTGTAGTGAACGACTATCTGCAAAAGGTATGGCGCTATCCACGCCTCTACTACCCGCGCGACATGTTCACGGGCAAGACAAAGCGGGATAGCGTTCCCGGCGTCAACGTGACAGCCGACGGCAAAAGCAAACTTATTTCAGACTTGGCGGAAGAGATACTCAACCACTCGATTCTGTTCCGCAGTACTGAGTTGATAGACCAGCTTAAAAGCTATCAGGAATTGAAGAACAAGAAGTTTGGCGGCGCGCCGGGGACGAAGGACGACTTCGTTTCAGCGGCGATGATAGCCCGCTTTCTGAAGAAACATCTTCACCGTTTTTCACCGCCACGCGAGACGATACCGCGCGGCTCATTCGCCTGGGAAGCGCACAGGCTAGCAAGAACTAGAGGCTTACGAGTCCCAGGAATGTAAATGCCACGTAAAAAGAAAGTAACAGTTCCAATTCTCTTCCCTGACGGCCCTGCGGTTACGCGCAATTCCCGCGTCCGTCGCGCGCTCGTCAACCACAGAACCGAGACGGGCGACCCGAAGCTTGACGGGGAAATTTGGTTGGCCCGCATTGCGATGATGCGCCGCGCACGCGCTGAACGGCGCAACGGGGAAAAGGACTGGCGCAGATACTACCTCTGGTATGAGGGAGAACAATGGAACGACAGGGGAAGCAGCGGAGGCCAGCCCAACAGCGACAACCCGCGCGACACGGCGACCGTGAACAAAACCGGGAGCATAATCAACAGCATCGTGCCGTTTCTGATAAACGACGAGATAAAGTTTCTACTAAAGGCTCAGCGTCCAACCGATGATGACTATCTTGGCGTGAAGATTCAGCAGGCGCTACTCAATTACGAATGGCGCGAACGGAACATGACGCGCGCTATGAAAGCCTGCGCGCGTGACCTGTTGGTTATTGGCCACTGCGTCGCTAAGAGCGGCTACACCGTCGAAGTGGACGAAAGCAAGGCCAAAGGCGAGACAATTAACTACGCCGATTACGTGAAGAAAGACGCGGCTTATATTGAGCGCGTCAACCCGCTCAATTTCCTGTTCGACCTGTCAGGCAAGGACTGTTCTCTGCACACGGCGCGCTGGTGCGCTGAAGTCTTCTTTGTCCCGTTCACCGACGTGCTCTCCAACAAGTCCTACGACCAGGAAACGCTTGGACTGATACGGAGCGGCGATGCTTCAGTCTCAACAATGGCCGCATGGCAGATGCTCGGCCTCGACCCGCGCGCAATGAAAGCGATGCAGGGCATCACGCTGCCGGAGGACAATCTAGTTGCGCTGATAGAGATATGGGACTGGAAAACCAAGAACCACATGATTTACCCCGACGGTTGCCCGCGTCCGTTGCTCAGCGAGAAATGGCCATACGACTACTTGGATAAGTTTCCGTATGCGATGGACAACTACATTGAAGTCCCGAACCAACCCTATGGCCTGGGGCTTCCCGCGTGGATTGAAGACCAGCAGATACAGTTGAACAGAATGGCCACGCTTGAACAGGACGTAGCGCGCAAGAGTCGGCCACGGCTCAAAGCGAGCGAAGGGACGAACCCCGAAGAGGTGGCGAAATACTTAGCCGGTGATGACCTTGTTGTCGGGGACATTCAGGCGATTCAACTTCCGAATCTGCCGCAGGACTTCCAAATCATTCAGGCCAATATTCAGCGCGCCATCGAAGAGATGACCGGGGCCGACGCGCTCTTGCAGGGTGGGCGCTTGCCGTCCCGAACCACGGCAGGGGAAATCGGCACACGCGCAAGACTCACCGGCTTGAAGCTCGACCAGCACGTTGAAGACTTTGAAGAGTTCGTAGAAGACATCGCCCGGCAAGTCCTGCACCACTTGAAGAAGCACCGCACCGTAGCCGACGCGATAGAAATCGTCGGGCCGGATGGCGCGCAGTGGCAGGAGTACACCAACGAGCAGATACAGGATGACGCCGACGTGGACGTTGAATACTTCGCAGCGCCGAAGACTGACCCCGACCTGGAGAAACAGCAGGCGCTTCAGATATTCCAACTTGCCGTGCAGTCACTACCCGTTCTGGCTCAAACCGGCGCGCCTGACACGTTCAATATGCCCGCGCTCGTCGGTTGGGTGCTGGATAAGTTCGGAGAAAAAGACATTGGCAGATTCTTCCGTTCATCGCGTACACCTATGCCGTCGGCGGAAGGCGCAGGGATGACACCGGAGATAGGCGGGGCTTTTGCGCCATCACCTGTCGGCCAAACGCCGGGAGTCGGCGCGCCGGGTGAAGGACTAAGCACGGAAGACCAAATGCAGGGAATGCGCGGCTTTATGCAGTAGCCGCTTAAGGAGAAAGAATGCCAACAATGCAGCAAGCGATAGAGAGATTTACTACAAGTCCGGCGTTTCAGGGCCGCTACGGGCTAATAGTCGTAAGCGAAGCCACATTCCGCGACTTGAAAGACGCCGGGCTTCCAGCCGACGACAGGCTCACGCAGCGCGGGTATCTCAGCGTTGCTATCAACGGCGTTCCGGTTATCTACAACGCGGACTACACAGCTAACGGCTTTATGGCTGTCGAAAAAGAACTAATCGGCATTCTTGCCACTTAACAGGGAGAAGGAATGGCAGAAGACAAGAGCGACAGTCCGTGGCCGCTTGTCGTGACACACGCCATTGACGACGAGCAGATGGCAAAGGTTAACACCGACGAATGGGCCGAAGCGGTTGTAGACAGCATGCTGAATCAGGTTTGCCACACGGCGTATGTAATGCTGCGAGAAGCTGGACGCATGCGGGAAGTGCGGACGCTGAAGCTGTCCCTCTACGACCACAACATCACAAACCAACCAACAGGAGAAGCATGAGAAAAGTAATCATCACACTCACATTCGTCGTTGCGTTCGCCGCTTCGACGTTCGCGCAGGACAAATCAAACGACAAAATCAAGCTGTCAGTCGGCTACGTCGGCAGCGAGTTTAAATTCGACCCGAACGAAGTTGCCGAATATCTCAACGGCTTTTGGATTGACGTGGACGGCAAGATTATCAGCAGGGGCGGCTTCCGTCTCGGCGGCGTCTTCAACTTCCAGCGCACTTTCGACGTGACGCAGCTTGACCCCGAAACATACCCGGTCATGTCGCCGCTTCCTACCGCCGCTGCAATGTTCGACGTGGTACAGCGCGATACCGACACCTATTCATTCGGCCCACGGCTCAGCTACAAAGCTGGCCCGGTTGAACCGTTCGCTACTGCGCTGTTTGGATTCAGGAATCCAACCGACGTTTCCACGCGTCATTTCGTGCGCCGCTATCAATTGGGCGCCGACGTGAATCTTGGACATTTCTTTGTGCGTCCATTCTTCCTTGAGTACGAATTTACGCAGGGCTTCGCGGGTTCGTCAACGCATAAATACGGCGCAGGCGCAGGCTTCAGGTACTAGCTATGCCTATTTTTGAATTTCACTGTCCGGTAGACGGCAACCACTTTGAACAACTATTGCCGCGTCTACCAGCCGACGAACGCGCCGCATGCCCAGAATGCGGCGCGCCGTCACCTCTTATCTGGTCGCTGCCCGTCATGCGTCCCGACACGTACTGGGACGGCTATGTACACCCGAACTATGGCTACGTCACATCCAGCAGTCAGCTTAAGGCCATTATGAAGGAAAAGAACCATGTGCCCGTCGGTGACAGAAGCGACAGAGAAGCATGGGACAAGATTGCCGACAACGCACAGAAGGCGAAAAAGGAAAAGCTCCAAAAGGATGTGCGCGGCTGGAGCGAAAAGACTTTCGGCCCATCAGGGTTGGGGCTTGGCGGCGCAGACGGCGAGAAGTTTATTAAAGAGAATACTTAGGACGAAGTGAGTCAGAATGACACAAAGTTGTTGACTTTTACTCGTCCCACCGACAAAATGGATTTTCACAGCAGGGATTAGACTTATGCAGATTACAGTTCCAGTTGGCGGTTCGAATGTGGTCCCGGAAGGCGAAGGGCCATCGCGGGATAGCGCGCCCGTTCAACGTAAATCGCTGCACACTGTTCGTATGGCGGCGCAAGTAGCGCAACCTGAGTACAAGCCGGAGTGGAAAGAGAATGGCCAGCTAAGGTGGGTTCCACAGGAAGCGGCGGCGGAAGAACCAGCGGCGGAGGAGCAGGTTGTAGAATCTACCGTCCCGCGCGGGAATGGCGCAGCCAGTCAGGATGCGGGAGCAGGCCAACCCTACGATGCGCTCCACCGCGAAATATCCGAACTGAAACAGACGATGCAGATGATGGCGCAGGGCCAGCTTCAGCCACAGCAGCCGCAGGGGCCGCAGCCGCCAGACCCTACGCAATTTGACTTCTACGAAGCGCGAGACGTAGCTGAATACCAGAAGCAAAACAATGCGTACATGCAGGCGATGGTGCAGCAGCAGGTGCAGGCCGCGCTGGCGCCGCATCAGGGCGCAATGCAATCAGCCGAATATACCCGGCAATACAATGATGTCCTCGCGGGCCATGGATGGCTGCCAGACGGCAGCGAAAACCCGCACTTTAAGCCTTTAATGCAGAAGGCGCTACGGCTCGTAGGTGATTCCAATTACCAATATTCTATTCCAGAAGCTTACGACCGCGTAGAACTGGAAGCTTATCGCAGTTCTAAACTTACCTCACCCCAAACAGCGGCGCCCTCACCAAGCGCCAAACCAGCCCAACGAACCATGACAGCGCAAGAAGCGGCGCAGAAAGCAGCGCAGGCGCATAGCCTGCCTCCGCGTAATGGTGTCAGTGGCGCAGCAGAACCGGCATTACCCGCCAGCCTGATGAATGTTGGCGCGCTAGGCCGAATTATGCTCCATAACCAACAGACTGGCAGGGCGCGTCCCATCTAGTCTAGGAGACACTATATATGGCAGTACCAGGAACGATGCTTCGCACCACTTGGGCGCAAGTGGACGCGACATCTCTCACGGACTTCAGCCGCGTTCTCACTGACAATATTACAAGTAACCAGGTAGTTTTATGGATGCTTGGGCAACTTGGCGGGATAGTTACGCGGCAGGGTAAGACAATCTTTGAGCCAATCATGCTGGACGATGCCGCTAGCGCCAAGTGGTATTCCGGCTATGACCCGCTCGATATGACCCGTACCGAAGTTGCGACAGGCGCGGAATACGCATTCAAGCAGCTTGCGGGCGTCGAACAGATTTCGGGCTTTGAGAAATTCCAGAACAGCGGCCCAGGCCAAATCATTGACCTGTGGGACGCGATGGGCCAGCGCTTGGCTATCACCATGAAGCGCAAGGTCAATCAGGCGCTCCCCGCCGACGGTTCAGCCGACGGTGGAAAAGCTCTGATTGGCTATCAATCGGCGCTCCCGTTCGACCCGCAAACCGGGACGTATGGGACGCTGGATAGCGCGCTCAATCCCACATGGCGCAATCAGTTCTTCACAACTACCGGGTTTGGCTTGTCGGGCACGGCGACGGGCGGGGCGAACATCAACGCCGCTTCTCCTGCCGGTGTCAACAACCTCTTCGCCGGACTGCGCGGCATGATTGTCGCGTGTATGGCGGGTTCTGACAGTCCGCACCTTGTGGTGATGGTTCGTCCGGCTTATCTAGTGCTGCTGGACGGACTCGAACAGAAGCAGCAGATAGTTCGCGGGCCGGACAGCACGGATGCGGCGCTTGGGCAGGCTGGATTTAAGAACGTCGTCTATATGGGCGTCCCTCACGTTTGGGACGAAGATATGCAGCCCAACACGTCGGTTGCCGCTGGTTCGGTGTCGAATACCGCTGGTTTCGGCTGCGTGGCGCTCAACCTCGACTACGCCAAGATGGTTTTTGGCGAGGGCTACGAGTTCACTTTCACCGACCCGATTCAACCGGACAATCAGGACTCGGCCAGTATCAAATGTCTGATGTACGGCAATCTCGTACTCAGCAACCGCCGCCGTCAGGGGCGCATTAACTTCGCCGGTGCGTAAGGAGGAAACATGGCAGATATCAGATTAGGGATAAATCCAACACAGGTAGATACCGTGGCGCAGTTTCCTCTGGGGCTGATTTGTGAAGACCCACGCGGGGGAACATCGGGCACGCCCAACCGAATCAAATACTGCAAGTTTGGCGGTACTGTAACGGTAGGGCAGGCCGTTCGTCTGGACGTAACCGCGACTCTTGCCGAGCGTCACGCGACAGTTATTGCTTCCAGCGCCGCCAACCAAAAGGTGGAAGGTATTAGTCTTCCAGCCACCATTGCCAGCGGGCAGTTTGGCTGGATTGCCTATTCAGGCGTGGCGACGGCGGCGACGGCTGCAACCATCGTTGCGGGCGCGCTTCTGTGGACAACCGGTACGGCGGGCACTTTGGACGATACAGGCTTCAACGCCACTTTCGCACCGGCTGAGGCTGAGGCGGTAGTTGGCGGGCGGCAAGTAATCGCCCTCAGTACCACATCGGGCGGTTTCGCTACTGTGCTGATACAGAACTAGCAGGAGAGGGGCCGGGCAACTGGCCCCATATCCACAAGGAGAATATTTATGGCAATGAAAAATATAGGGAAACCGAATCTGTCCAGCAATCTGAAGACTGGATTCAAGCTGATGGGGCGGACGGTGTCCAGAGGCGCAGCGCCGCAGAAGCCAGCCGTTAAAAGCGGAATCGCCAGCAATCACCCGATAGCTTCTTCGCGCGCCGCGCTCAGCGGCGGGAAGAGGAAGAAAATGTACTAGGAGCGAATATGGCAAAGACAAGCTATACGACACTAAAAGAGCGGGCCGACGCAGAGGCGAAAGTTACCGAACTGTCGCTTGAAGAAGAACAGCAGCGGATGAAGAAGCTGATGGCCGACTATCTGCAAGGGCAGGAGGCCAAAGCCGCGCGTGAAGTTACCGTGAGCCACATTGACCGTGGCCAGATTCACCGCTCAAAAGTCGTAGACCCGCAGGAGGGACGACTTGCCACCGTGACGCCGATTGGATGGGTGACTCTCACCCCGTCAATGTGCCAAGCCGACCCTAGATGTAGTTTCGACGGCGCTGAAGCCACCGGCTGGGTGAACGGCTATGACTCAATCCCTGAAGACCTGATTCTGCCGTGGAACGGTAAAACGGCGCGGTGGCATGCGGAGAATACGCTGGCTCGACATCTAGCGGTAAAGCATTCGACTACAGGGCCATCCCATGTGCGTTCACCTGAACAAGTGAAAGTGGCGCGCGACGAACGGCTGCTGCCGGAAACGTTCATTGAGAATCCGAGACTGTAATGGCGACGCCAAATTCAGAAGCAATCGCAATCTTGCAACAGATGGAGAAAGCCACCGACGACGCGGGCTTTGTCCAGAGGGTTGAGAAGCGCATCAATGACGCGCTGGATGAAATTGCGGTTGCCACGAATTACAACATGTTCCGCACCCGTTCCACGTTCTCGACTGTCGCCGGGACTGCTGTATATCAGCTTCCCGTCGGCGGGCGAGAGATTGAACAACTGCGTTACACCGACACAGGGGAGCCTCTTTGGCTTTGGGGAACGCAGGAAGCGGCGCGCTATATGGCGAAGCTGGAAGACTCAGGGCGGGCGCGAGTCTGGATTGAAGACGGCAATCTAGTGAGTGGGGCGAACGTGCTGTATCAGTTCCGGCTTGCGCCTGTTCCCAATTCGATTCTGACGATTGAGCGCACGTTCTTCTATCACCCGTCAGAGATAGCCACGTCAGCGGTGATACCGATTCAAGACCAGTATCTACCGCTGATTCGCTGCTACGTGAAGGCCGGACTCTATGAAATTGACGGGATGCTTGACCGCGCCAAAGAACAGCGCGGCATCTACAGCGGGCTACTTGACAGGCTGGTGAAGCAGGAGAAGCGCAAAGTAGCGGCGACGAGCCAGCAGAGATGGAATGATTTACCGGGCGGCGGCGGCAGAGCACAGGCAATCTTCGACCCGTCGCATTTTAAAAACCCATTCCTTTAGTTTCTATGAACTATGGCGGCTTCCTCCAACCTAGACAACATCGGAATGCAACCTCTGCGCGTCAGGGATTGGCGCAAAGGAATCAACACGTCCGTCCCTCCGACGGAGATAGACGACAGTGAGGCGCAGGACTTACTAAACTTCGAGTTTGACGATAACGGCAACCTCAGCACGAGACGCGGCGTCACTCAGCTATCAGCCGACACGTTCTCCAATCGCATCACATCCCTGCACTACTTCTCAATAGATACCGGTGAGATAGGCATCCTACTCACCGAAGGCACAACCCTACGCATCATCGAAACCAACGGCACCGGACTGACAACCCTATCCGGCGCGCTGACTCTGCCGAATAATGTTTACTGGCAATGGGTGACGTTCGGAGGCTTGGCTATCGGGGTAAACGGCGCAACGTCGGGAACGAATCCGGTGAAAGTGGACGGCACGAGCACGGCGGCGGCTCTGGGCGGAAGCCCCCCGCGCGCGAAATACATTGCCGTTTGGAATAGCCGGGTATGGGTGGCCCACGCTTCCAACCTGAGCCGCGTCCAGGGTTCGGCGCTTGGCAATCCCGAAGACTGGACGACAACGGGCGCGGCTGGCGCTGTGACGATTGATATAGACACGAACGACGGCGACAAGATTATGGGGCTGTTCTCAACGCGGGACGCGCTGTATATCTTCAAGCGGCGCAGCATACACCGGCTGGTGGCTTTCGCAGACCCGAATACCGACGCCAACAATATACGCCGTGAAGTCGTGACTAAAGACGTGGGTTGTGTCGCCGCGTACAGCATTCAGCAAGTCCCGAACGATGTCATATTTCTCTCTGAACAGGGCATAGCAAGTCTGGCGCTGGTTCAAACCGCCGAAGACTTTCGCACCGCGTTTTACAGCCGCAACATCAAAGAGATTACCAACTTTCTCAAGACTACTGAGGAAATCCCGTCAATCCTGGTGGACACCGGGGCGCAATATTGGCTGAGCATTCCGTCCAGCGTCGCGCCCAACGGCAATAAAGTCGTCTACGTCCTCGACTACCTGAAGGTTGATGAGGGGATTGTGCGCTGGACGCGGTTCAACGGAATGGTTGCGGGCACGGCTTACACCTCATTTCCCGGCGCAAGCGGTAAAACCTACGTCATCGGCGCGCTCAATTCAGGCGGCAGTAATTATCAGCTATTCACCTATGTGCCACGGCTCACCACGGCGGCGTTCAGCGACCAGGGCAGCGCGTACACCAAGGCATTTGTGCCGAAGTCGTTCAACGGCGGCGCGCAACTGCTTCGCAAGTACTGGCACGAATGGGGCGTCGGCTTGAACCTGTTGAGCGCAAGCGTGGGCATTACCGTTCAGTATTACTTCGACCAGAACATCCTACGGACTGACTCTTACTCATTCGGACTGACAGGGACGGCTACAGGCGCGCTGTGGGCCGGTGGACTGTGGGGCGCGGGACTCTGGGGAACGACGTTTAGCGGACAGAACGACATTGTGCGCCCACTCAAAAGCAATCAGTACGGGCGCGAATCGCAGGACATTACTTTTAACTTTAGCAACTCTCAGGCGGGCGAGGGCTTCACCATACAAGACTTCTCTCTTGATTACATACCGCTCAACAACAAGAGAGTCACGGACGTGTGATTTATGGCATCTTTACCAACTAGAACGACGGCCAGTTTCGACGCCATCAAGCCAGTATCCAGTCTGGTTTTGCTCGACAACGAGTTTAACCAGCTTACCGGCGCGGCTGGCGTTCTCAACGGTGGCACTACGGGCAGTAAGTTGCTCGTCAAGACTTCGGACGGGACAGACCCGCCCGTTGACCAGGACCAGGTTGGCGCGGGACTTTTGGCGCGCTGGAAGCAGAACGGCTCAAGCAAGGCGACCATCACAAATGACGGCTCCCTGACCGCGAACGGACTCACCGGCGCGGCTGGCGTCTACACGTTCGGCAGTATCCCTGTTGGCCCTGCGGCAAGCCCCACCACTGCCAATCAATTAGCGAGGAAGCAGTATGTTGATGATAGGGTTGTCTCGTTTTCTGTTGGATGGTCAATTGTTGACCCTGCTACCGCGAATCTTAACAGCAGAGAGTTTGGCAGTTTTATAGTTCCGGCAGGCGGTACGTACACCATCACCCAGGTGAAGGTTATGTTCCGCGAGGGTTCGCATACAGCGGGCGGGAGTCTCGTGTTCAGGGTTGACCAATTCGGCGTCGGGACTATCGCTGATATGGGATTAAACGACACGTTTAACACCGTGGCCACGGTTTACCCGAATAATATCGGGGACTTTACCGCCGCAGAGAATCAAATCTTTAGTTGTTTTCTTACAGCAAGAAGCGGAACCATCACGGAAAGAAATGTAATGGTCACTTTAGAAGGATTCAGGACGGTGTTTTAATGGCCATTCTCACGCTACAAGCGACAACTAATCAGACGCCAGACCCGGCGCTAGGCTCCGACAACGCGCTTACGACGCCGACGAATACAAGCTATGCGTCTTCGACGGTGATAGACACAGGGGTTGGCGCGGCGCAGAACAAGAGCATTCGGTGGAGCGCGTTTCCGGCTGCGCTAGGGCAAATAACGAAAGTAGTGGTGAAGTTCAATTGGAACATCACATCAGGCGGGGCCGATGCCGACAATTCGTCAGGCGGGAGCGCTGCGGCGGACGCCAGTTTTATCTCGCTATTGTCCGTAGACGGCGGCGCGACTTTTCCGACGACGTTATTGACACGCAGCGTCAGCGTTAGCGGGATTGACTCCGCAAGTTTGATTGAGAGCGGTTCTGTGTCGTTCAACGTTACGCCATTGCCGACGATAAATCAGATAGCGATTCGGAACAGGATGCACGCGAACGCTACGCAGTCAGGCGCGGGCATCGCGTCCGCATCGGTGACGGCTACCGTCACAAGCGTTCAACTGGAAGTGACTACGCTAAACTCGCAAACCATGGTGATGCTGTAGGAAGTGATATGCCCCGCCCCTCAAGAAAGCGGCGTCATTGTGATGACATGAAGCATGGAGGAAACCAATCCCCCCAAGATATGACGTATACGATGAATCTTGGACAAATAATAGCAATCATTGTTAGCAACCTTGTGTTGATGGTAAGCGCCGTGTGGCGTCTAGGGGCGTCTCTTCAAAAGGTGGAAACACAACTTCAGGGCATGAACGACAAAATGGACATCGTGAACAAGTATCACGACCAGGAAATCACATCCCTGAAGGCGCAGATTGGCGGATTCAATGAAACCGCCAGAGACTTACAACAGCGAATGACAAGCGTTGAAGTGGAAATAAGAATGCTGACGAAACAATGAGTCTTGCGCGCGTAACAAATCCGATGGCCTCAACCATCGTTCGCAGGCTTACCGACGACGGCGGGGCGCTGACTCGTGATGTGGTTGCCGAGGTTGACAACCTTATCGCGTGGACGCGCGCAATGCCGCGCAACATTCATCGCAACTTTGCGGTAACGAATAGCGCCGGGGTTGGGCCGGACGTGCTTCACACGTTCACCCTGCCCGCGAACAGCTTGGAAACGAACGGCGATTATCTAACCGTCTGGTACGGCGGCAACTTCGCCGCCAATGCTAGAACCAAGGCTGTAAACGCGCAGTTTGACGGGCAAACATACGAAGGCGCAGGAGTGACTGATATACAGCTAAACGTAGGATGGGTGATGGCTGTCAGAATAGCGCGGCTGTCCTCGACAAGTGTCCGAGTCTCACATTTTCTACTTGAGAACGCGATGGGTATAAGCGCGGCAGCGGTAGCGGGGAGCTTCGGGACGGGCAGCAATATGTTTTCTCGAAGCACGGACTTAGCTGGCGTGGCCAACTTAAACTCAAATGCAGTTGTTATGCGTGTCCGTTCAGTCGTCGCCGCTGGCGCTGCCGCTGCCGACGTGGTTCAGAATATGAGCATCATTGAACTGACTCAACAGTAAGGAGGCAATATGGGCCGTTCATACCTTTTCACCGGCAGAGACACTGAGCATTTATCGCCGACCGAGCGACAGCTTGAGGCGCTTTACGATAGGCTTGACAGGCCGGGCTACCGCCTGAGTCCTACACAGTTCTTTCAGTTGCCGGAAGCGCAACAGCTGCTTGACCAGCTACACGGCGCGCTTACTGACCGGATACCGCCTGGGAGTCAGATAGTTTCTCAGACGCCGGGCAAGGTGACATATAAAGACGCGGAAGGCTACGAACATAATGTTGTCCGCAAGCCTGATGGGCAGTTCACGGAGACGACGAACCGCCCCGCCATCGTGCCGAACGCCGCTTCGCAGGGGCAGCAGTCCACGCTTGAGGCGCTGCGCCAGAGAGTCGAACAAGGCTACACACAGCCTGCGCAATTCGCGCAACTGCCTCCTGAGTTACAAGCGCAACTGGACGCCATCAGCGCGGCTGAACGCGGAGACATTCAAAAGCAGGCGACGGACGCGAAAGGCCAACTGGTGGCGCAGTTGTACGGACGCAATATTAATCAGTCTTCAATCGCTGATGACCAGTCGGCCCGCTTCCTCGAAGTGTTAGGGCGGCTCAACCAGCAGCAACAGGCGGGCGCGGCGCAGCGTTCGATAGGGCTGCAACAATACTTGACGGACTTGATTCAGCGACAGGGCGAAGGGGCGGCTAGTCTCTACGCGAACCTGTCTGGACAGGGGACACAGCGCGACATTGCAAGCGCAGGGCTGAACTTGGACAAGCTGAAGCTCGATGAGTCGTCCCGGCAGTTCAACCTGTCAAACTATCTGGACCAGCTGAGAACGCAGCTAGGGCAGGAAGAGCTAGATTCGGCTAACGGCGGGCTAAACAAGTTCCTGAAAGTCACACAGGGCATCGGTAATATCCTTAGCGCGGCTGGCGGCGGCATTTCCTCATACAAGGCGCTTACGGGAGGTAAGTAATGGCCTCAATTCTCGAATTATTGCTAGCTCTCAATCGCGGCGACCTGCCGGGACTGCCGAAGCCTGCGCCGTCCGCGCCCGTTCCATACGCGCCAGTTCCGAATCTAGGGCCGCTATCGGACGACACGAATGCGGCTTTCGCGGCGCAGAATCCCGAACCGCTCCCACCGCGCCTCGCTGAACCTGCGGCGCCGGATATGAACTTCGTCAACCAGTACGCGGGGGCCGCGCCGGTCGCGCCAGTCGAACGCAATGTGGGCACGCTGGAAAAGATAGCCGCGATACTCGGCGGCGTCGGCGCGGGCATTCAGGGGCGCGGCCTTGAGTTCGCACAGGGGCTAAGGGAACAACGCGAAGCGCCAATGCGCAGATATGAACGCGAACGTGAACGGTATGAAGGACGGCGCACACAGGGCATCGAGCTAGCCGACCGTCGCGCCGAACGTGAAGCGGCGCAAGCGAACAAGTTGGCGGAGGCGCAGTATGAACGCGATTACAACCTGTGGCTGAAGAAGCAGGGCATACGCCAGAATGAGGCCGACACGCGCAGCCGACAGGCGTTCGAATTGCTCAAGATACGCGAACAGGAGCGCATAGCCGACGAGCGGCAGGCTACGCGGGATAAGGCGCAGCAGGAGCGGGACGCGCGATTGATTGCGCGCGACTTTGGAAAAGTAGGGGCAAAGCCGGAAATCGCACATCAGTTGGGGCGCTACTACAGCGGACTAACCGACAAAATCAGCCCTGAAGCCGCGCAATTCGAGAGCGCGCAAGCGAGACTGACAGAAGTGCGATTGCGCAGGGCGCAGAATGGCGGAACCGGGGGCGGTATCAGCGCGCAGACGGCCAAACTTGTGGAAGAGTTCAACAATGCGAGACAGAATCTCGTAACCGCGACCGCGCGCGGGGACGCAAAAGGGCAAAAGGACTTAAGACTGCGACTTAGCCAGCTTGTTAAACGGCTCGCTGGCAGGCCCGGCGTGGAGGCTGGATACGGCGCTGGCCAATGGCCATACGTTAAAGTCAACGGCGTGCTGTCCACCGGAGAACAGGGGCAGCAGCAGGCCGCGCAACCGCAAGCAAAAACCATTACAAGGGCAGAAATGCAGGCGCTTGGAGTTACAGACGCGGAGGCCGCAGCGGAAGGCTTTACCGTTGTCCCGTAGGGCGAGTTATGCCAGATACCATAGAAGAGAGGCTAAGAAAACTCAGGGCGCAGCGAAGCGGGCAGTCCATCGAAGAGCGTCTAGCTAACCTGAGAGCGCAAAAGCAACAGCCGACGCGGCAACCGGAGGGCGTGTTCAGCAGCTTCCAGACAGGCGTGGCCGGGCCGCTGCTGCGTAACGTTGTTGAGACTGCCGCAGACCTTTACAACGCGCCGGGTGAGACGTTGGAGCGCGCTGGCAGAGCCGGGCTTGAGTTCGTCTCCGCGTTCGACCCTGCGGGCGCTGCATACGAGCCGACGAAGCAGGGACAGGCTGAGCGCGTGGCTGAACTGAACCGCCGGGCCGACGAGCGACTGCCCGAACCTATCCAGTCAATGAAACAGGGCATGGCGATTGAAGAAGCCAAGCCAAGAACACGCGCCGGGCGTATAGCGGGCGTCGCTGGCTCGATACTTGGTGAAGTCGCTTTCCCGACAGCCCCCGAAACAGCGGTGGCAAACATCGTCACAGCCCCATTTGCCGGGGCAGCGGCGAAAGGCGCAGGACGGGCGTTCAAAGCGGGCGTCAACGCCGTCCGTCGGACGTTCGGCAAGGGAGCGGCGCAGATAATCGAGGCTGAAGCTCTGCCAGCCGCTAGGGCGCAGGTACAGCAGTCGCTACAGGGAGCAGTTCCAGCCACAGAACGCGCCGCCGTTCGCGCGGAAACAGGCCCTGCTGCCGTCGAAGCGCCTGCTCCTATATCAACCCCTGGGCCAACCGGCAAAAGCGCGCCTAGCGTCCAGCAAGCCATCAAGCAATACGAGGAGGCGGTGGATAGAATCAGCCGCTCAAACCTCAGCCCTGAAGAGAAGGGTAAGGCGCTTGAACAGGCCATAGAGTCAATTGCGCGCAGTCGCAGGCCTGGTGTGGACTTAGGCCCGAATGAGAGCATGGTGCAGTCGCGCTACCCCAGACAGAAGGGCGCGCCGCCAATGGTGATGCCCGACAACCCGAATCCTATCCAGCAGCGCGGCAATTTACCGGGCGAGACGGACTTCCCACCGCTTCTAACTGAAGCAGAGTTCGCGCCGCAATCGTTTGGCGTCAAGCGAGCGCCTGATGCGCCCTACACTGAGAGCGTGGGGCCATCGGTAGGCGAAGCCCAGGCAATGAACGTCGGCGGGCCTAGCGCGTCAGTCACCGGGCCGACAGCAAGCGCACCGCTGGATGCGCTCAACGTGGCGGCTGAGCGCTCACCGTGGCAGGATACTGTTTTAGCGTATTACCGCACCAACCTGTTGACCAATCCCATTGGACGGGCCGCTGACCTGGGCAGCACTGTTATTAACCAGTTCGCGGACGCCGCCGCGCGTCCGATAGCCGCCGCCGTAGACGTGATTGTCTCAAAGGGCACCGGCGTGCGCTCTATCACCGGGCCGTCTCTGCGCGGAACAGGGCGCGCATTCGGCTCAATCAGGCAAGGACTGAGAGACGCAGGCAATGTCCTAAAAACCGGCAAGCAGGCCATAGAAGGCGGCGCGGACGATGTTCTGTATGGCGCTGAAGTACGTTCAGGACTTGGCAAGGCTGTTGATGTCCCAATCAATGGCGTATTCAGGATACTAGGCGCGCTGGACGCGCCATTTAGACGGTTCGGGTATGCCCGCAACCTGTTCGACCGGGCAAGGGTGGCGGCTATCAATGAGGCGAAACGCGGAAAAGTACCCTGGAATGAAGTAACCGCCCGCACGCGGGAGTTGTTAGACGATGGCGGCATCATAAAAGCCGCTGTGAGAGACGGTGAAGCCGCCGTATTGAGCGAACCGAACAAGGTTTCTAGTTGGCTTGCCAGCCAGACGCGCAATTCCCCGAATGCCCGTCTTGCAATCGGATTGGTTCAGCCGTTTATGCGAATCCCGCTGAACGCGGTTCTGCACGCGGCGGATTTCTCAGGTTTAGGCGGCGTCAAGGCGATGTATAAGATTGCGCGCGGCGTCGGACGCAAAGCCAGAGGGAAATCATTCTTCCGCGACCTCGAAGACCAAAGGATATTTTCGCAAAATGTCGCCGCTGGCTCATTCGCTCCAGCTGCATTCATATTGGGAATGGAACTCCAAGAACGCGGCAAAATGGAAGGGTTCTACTACACGTCGAAGAAAGACTATCCCAACGGCAAAGTACCGACTTCCGTCAATATCGGCGGCGAGAACTACGACATCAACCGCTTAGGTGGTTTTATCGCCGCGCCGCTCTTCGTAGGCGCCACGTACAACAGGCTGAGAAAGCAGAATGCGAGCAAGGCGAACGCTTTGCTGCGCTCCTTTAGCGGACTTGTCCAGACTGCGCCAGCATTGGGCTATTACGGCGTTCCAGCCAAAGCCGGACGCATATTAACCTCGGATACGCCGGGCGGTGAGATTGCGAAAGAAGCTGGCGGTATAGCTTCAGGCTTCATTCCTGCGTCTGGCGCATTGGGCGCAGCCGCAAAAGCTATGGATTCTGCTAAAAAGCGCGAAGCCGAAGGGTTTCTTGGCCCCGTAATGAGCAAAATTCCAGGGCTACGTGAGCTATTACCGGAAAAAGGGCAGGGTTCGGCATTTGTAAACGCTGCGGTTGAGAAGTCCCGGCCATTGCTTGCTGAACTTCAACGGCTCGGCAAGCAAATACCAGAAATACGACGCAAAACTAAGAGAGTCTATCAGGATGGGAAATGGAGCACCGTCAACGACGAGTCAGAAGACGCTTTTAACGCCCGTGTCCAGCAATTCGGCCAGAATTACACGCTCTATGGACTAAAACTACTCGACAGCCCCAGATTTAAAGCGGCTCCCGACGTCGTAAAAGACTTGGCACTACAGAATCTTTATCAGCGCGCCAGCGGAACCACAAGGCGAGAGTTCGCGCTCCCCGAAATCGAACTAGACGCCAACACAATTATGGACGCCGCCGAAGGCTCAAAGAAAAACCCGGCTAATAAATAACCGGGTTCAACCCCGGTTGAGAAGTTGCGCTTCTTGACTTCTCAACCGGGCAGTTCCACAATGCGCACCTATGAATATGAAGGCATTTAATACCGGAAACAAGGTTCTCCGCCTCGTGGAATACGGCGACGAGCTAATGAGTCAATTTCAAAACCCGGAGATAGATATTGAAAGCCAGGACTATGGCGGCTGTGAGTCTTTTGAAATTGACTCAAAAGAACAGTTGCAGCAAATTATAGAACATCTCCAAGCCTTACGTGAAAGCTGGAAGCAATGAAACAAACACTCACTAGATTCCTGTTCTATCTGTTTATTAGTATCATCGTCACCAGCCCATTTCGCTCATCGTGGCCTGATGCTGTCGTTACCGAGCCGTTAGCCGCCAAGCTCACCTTCTATTTCACCTATTACGGCATAGGCTGGATATTCTGCGCGCTGCTGCTCCTATCCATCCATGAAGCATTCAGATGGGCCAGACGCCGTAAGCATATTGACTCTACATTCAAGCCGTAGTATGCTAACCCCATAGTCAGCAACCACTTAACCCAATCCCTAGAATTTTTTCAGTGCGAGAATATGAAGCATGCCCCCTCCTACCGGCCCACCCCTGGGTTCATCGAGGGCCCTTCGGCTTGGCTAGTGGCACAGTGTATCGCGTGTTGTACGTGGAACGTTGTGCAGCGTGCAGTACGTGGCACAGTGTCACCTAATGGCTACACGTTAGTAACGGTGGACTGGTGCGCCAGTGATACTAATGGTGTCCAGTCGTAGTGAATGGGGTTTCACAAGCTCACAATGTGGGGCAAAATGCCACAGTGAGGAGAGATGGGATGATTATTTGGGCTGATTTATCGGGTTGATATTTTGCCAGCTTTCAGCTTGCCCTGGGGTTCTGCTGTAACCGGAGCTAACTGGGCTATCTATTGAGGTATAGGGTTAAGACTACCGATTGCTTTGTTTCAGCAAGTAGCCGGGTAGGGAAATGTCAGAGTGACATGTTGCTAATGGGACAGAGTTTAATATATGGGACTAAAGAAGTAAAGAGATATTTAGCGTCCTAATGAACATTCTCCTGCTCTGGTGGCGTGATAGGGCCGCACCATTCAGCGGATACGACCCAGTTCTTGAATGTTGTGGAGTCGTGGCTGGTGTGGCGAAAGTCTCCTTCGCTGTCTACTTGCACGACTTCAGAGCCTGGCGTCACCTCGTCACCACGCCACGTCTTCAGCACGTAGTTCTTTATCCAGTAGTATCCCGGCTGTGTTGGATATTCAGATGTCCAGTTCATAGCGCGCCAATAATATCACAAAACTTAGCAGTTGAATTATTCTCAGTCCTAATGATATTTGTATTGACTATATCCCACTAGCGGGTTATACTGCGCCTGTCAGTTGGAATTGAAAACCTAATAACCGGAGGAAATGAAATGACAACCAAAGCAACATGGCAAGACAAAGCAAACGCAATCATTCAGCAACTCTGCATGAGGGAATATCGCAAAGCTAACTACTTCGCGGATGGCACGAAAGCCAAAAAGCATTATCCGTATCACGTGCCGACTATTGCAGAGGAATTAGTCAAATGCCTGGGAATGCACGACCAGAAAGCCGCCGAGGTGAAAGCCAAAGCGCTGTTTATGATATTAGACGTGATTCCAGAATGGGCGAACGCATAGCCGAAACGCCCCAACGGGCGCCTGCGTGGAATAGCCGCCACACACTGAAGAGGCGGGCTAAACATTGGAATTGAAACCTAAACAACAACGGAGGAAAAGAAAATGACGAATCAATTTAGAGTAGTCCCTGCCAAGCGGCGCATAATAAACGACGCAGGTTTTACGTCAACCAGTCAAGTGTTTTGCGTCGTCAATCAAAACAACCATGCCTATGGCGTGTTCTGGACTGAAATTGCCGCGCTGAACTACCGCGACAAGCTCGCGCCCACGATGCAGCCGCCTGCGCTTGGAGGACACGTTGACAATGGCTACTACTCCAAATAATAAATCCTTGGAGGAAAACAAGATGGCTAACCAGAATATGACAGTTGAGCAAATCGAAAACGAACTGAGCGAGATTGGCGAAACGGGCAACGCGAAGGTTAAAAACGGGGGGCTGTACATCCAGCGCGAAGAAAACGCCGACTGGCAGTTCGCGGGTACGGTTGCCGACGAGGCGGAAGCGAAAACAGTGGTTAGCGAGCATTTTAACCAGTAGCGCGCAATGCTCACCGGGGCGGTAACGCCCCACTCAAACATATGACACCTGAAGAGCGACAACAATCACTAGCCGCCGCGCGCCGCGCCTGCGAATACCTCAGGGAGAACCTGTTCCACATACAGGGACTGCCTGAGCCGCTTCTATGGCACTTTGAGCGATTAGCCGAAGAGTTCACTCGCCTGGATGCAGGGGAAGAGAAGCGCAACGAGGCTGGACGCGAATCCGGCCACCTCGGCGCGCAGTATGGGCACCTCGGCGGCAGGCCACGCAAAACAACAACCAAGAAACGGGGGAAGAAATGAAAGCAACATTAGGGAAAGATTTGCAGATAGGCGATAAAGTTATCCGCGTAGACGGCCAAGCCATGCGGATTGTGCGGATTACGCGCGGCGCGTGTCGCAATTCTCGGATTGCTGAGTTCGACAGGGCCGACGAATGGGGCGCGGTATGGGCGTCCATCTTCGACAGGACAGAATACGAGACGGCGGAGAACGGAGGGAAGAAATGACGATTGACGAGAGGGTAGAATGGTGCCTTGACCAAAAAGGCGGTAGGCCGCTTTTCGGTGACGAGGCGCGCGTAATAATCAAGCAAGCCATCAACGCCGCAGTTGAAGAGGAGCGCGAAGCCTGCGCAAAGATTGCGGTGGATTTTCGTGAAGAGGCGGGGCGGGCCGACTGCGGCGCCGAGTTCTACAAAACGGCAAGCGCGGTTATTCGAGATAGAATCCGCGCTCGCTCAGTCAAATGACGTGTGCAAAATCTGTGCAAATAGAAATCCAAAAAGCTCAACAAATATCTACAAACCGCACACTGGACATATCGCATAATTAGCTCGATTAGGCTAGTTATTCCAGTACTTTCCACAATTCGCCACAAATAGCAATAAAGCGGATAATGGGGGTTCGAATCCCTCACTCTCCGCTTTTCTACACTTTCTTAAACATTGCAGTCATTGGCTATAAGTACCGTCGGCGTCCTCAGCCATTTCTTCAGGAGTGCAAAATTTGTGCAACTTGGTTTGAAGTTCAGTAAGTCGCCGGATAGCGTCATGTGTGGAGGCTTTGACGACGTGAGTGTACTTCAGCGTCGTTGAGATGTCTTCGTGTCCGGCAAGCTCCATGATGGTTCGCACGTCCACGCCTGCCGCCGCCAGCCGGGTGCAGAACGTGTGACGCAGGGTATGGAGGGTGACGCCTGTGAGTCCAGCTATCTTGCAGGCAGAGGCTAGCGACTTTGTCACTCTGGTGAACTTGCCGCCTGAATGCGGGGAAGTGAAGATGTACTCCGACTTGGATGTGATGACGAGACGCGCCAGGATTGCCCGGCATTCACCCTGCGGGTCGAGAGGCACAACGCGGGACTTACCGCCCTTACCGTCGAGCACCAGCACCACGTTTAGCAACAAGTCCACCTCTGACTTCTTTAAACTGAAGAGTTCATCCAGCCGCAGCCCAGTAGCGCAGCCCACGCAGATAATGTCATCCAGGTAGGGCCAGGACTCAGCGGCGGCGTCTCTCAGGCGCTTTTCCTCTTCGATGGTGAGATAGCGAATGCGCTGGTTATCTTCGCGTAGGGTTTCTATCTTCGGCCTGTCGTCTTGCTGAATCAGCTTCAGTTCGACCGCGCGGCTGAATATCGAAGCCAGAGTTTGCAGGGTGCGGTTCACGCTGGCGGCTGACTGCGTGGCCTTGCGGATGGTGACGCGCTTGAGTTCGGCGCGCTTTAGCTTCTCAATGGCTATCTGGGACACGTCGGCTATGTCCATCTTGCCGAACGCTTCTATTAACACATCACAGCGCCACTTGTATGACTGGTAGGAGCCGGGAGACAGGTTTGTTTCAACCCAGGGGAGGAAGGTTTCTTCTACGAATGCGCGAAAGTTCGTGGAGGTGTCGGGTTCGTCGTCGCGGCCTTCGCGTACTTTGGTTTTGCGGGCATCCTCGGCTGCGCGCGCATCTGTCTTAGTCCTCACGCCGGGCAGGGACTTGAAATAGCTCTTGCCCTTGTGCATGAAGCGGTAGCGCCACACACCATTAAGCAGTTTGACGGACATGGATTATCGGGCATCTTTCGTTAGGATTCGGGCGGTAGGATTATGGCTGAGGACTTCGGTTGCGGTCAATGTTTCACCCGCGCGCAGGCGGCAAGGGTGGTTAGGCTTACAACCCCAACATGTTCGCCGTTTCCTCCATTACACAGCGAGAGCAGAGCAACGGAGAGGCCGAAGCTGACGCGATTTTGATTTCGTATTCGGTTATCTCCTGCCCGCAATGACCGTAATCACCGGAGCACTGCCCGACAATGGGCGATTCCGCGATGGCTTGCCTGATGTGTTCGCCGGTTTCTTCGCTTGAATAGTCCAGTGGGGCATCAAACTCGAAGACGACCTTGCGCGGCTGTGGCCTCTGGCGATTGACGCGCGTGTCGGCGGTATTGCGGAAATCGTAAATCTCAATCCCGGTCGCTTTGGCGATGCGATACATGCTCGCGGTGCCCTTGCCGCCAGGGAAGAGCGCCACGGCGTCGGCGTAGCTCGCCATCGCTTGATTTCGCATCGGCCCTGCTGCCTTACCGTAAGTCTTCCAGTCCGCAGGGAATCCCTTCACGGGAATCTCGCGCGACTTTGCCCAATCTTCGCCGCCACTGTCGGCGCCAGTCGCGCCGCCGCTCACAACCTCTTCGACGGGATGCTTGAGGCGTAGCCCGTCCAGCAAGTCAAAGTCTGATTGCGTAAATTGATAGTCTCTACCACCCGCGATAATCAGCTTCATATTCTTTCCTTTCTCTCCCGGCAGGCGGGAGGCTAGGCGGTGACGGCTGGCAATCCTGTGCCGTCGCAAGCCTCGCAGGTTCTCAGTCCCACCTTTTCGCCTTTCTGTATCTCGCCCGACTCTTCAGCCGCTCGAATCTCAGCGCTAGTCCAGAAGCGTTTTCCGCTACCGTTGCAGGTTGTGCAGGATAGGCGCGGCGGTAATTCGGTTAGCGGCCTCCGTTCAAGCGCCCGTATGGCTTCGTTTGCAAGCCCATACCAGTAGGCGCGCGTGCTACCATCAGCCGCCCAGCTAGTTAAAATATTGTGCTCTCCGATTTCATGCCGATACGGGTCATATACGCCACTGTCGCGTCCGTCGCCAGGTTGATTCAAGCCCAAGCTCATGCGTGTTCGGTTATGCTCGTCAATCTGATTACGCCGGAACAGGGCAAAGGCTAAATGGTCTTTCAATTTAAAGTCGGTGCTCATATTTCCTTTCTTCTCGCCTATAAGCCGTGTCATCGGGTTAATCCTTTTCTCTATAAGTCACGACCCTTTGCAGTTCAAGCGCGTCAAGTATTGCCTGCCCAGGCTCGCGGCGGCGATGGAGCACATCGCTGACATATTGAGCCGAAATGCCAGCCATAGCCGCAAAGTCCTTCTGTGACCCGCATTCCTTGATTCTGCGCCGGAGCAGGGTAACGAGTTCGTCATAGGTTAACTGCTTTTTCATAGGCCGGATTATACAGAAGGGCGACTGAAAAGTAAAACAAATAAGCGTATCCGCTGCGTCCGATAATAGTTATTATGACACCGGCAAAAGGGAATTTGCCGGTTACGGAACGCCAGGTGGTTCAAATAATTCTTGTTATATCGCCTTACCAGTCGCCGCCATCCGCTGGCAGGTTGATTGTCTCAACGGCGTAATCGGGGTCGAAACATCCGGTTTTTGTTACGGCTCGTTTGCCGTCTTTGTCGAGTCGCATAATGGATACGCCTTGGCCGTTGGTAAACAACCACAGCGTTTTGGGCCAGTCCTCGGCAAGTTCCATCAACTTGCGGACTGCCTGTTGCTCTTTTCGTGTCAATTCTCTTTCGCTCATTCCTCCACCTCCACCTCGGCTCGCAGCGCGGCTTGCGCGAATCGCCATCCGTCGCACATTACGCCATCCTCAAGCCCGTTTTCGTTGCCGATAAAGATAGACGCCGTGATTTCACCGTCGCGCTTGTAGCCTATCCACATGCTTTTATGTCCGTACACTTCCACCACCTTCCGCAGCCGCTCATTCTCTTCTTTCAACGCCGCCGCATGCGCTTCGGCTTTCTCGGCACGGTTAATCAATTTGGTGGTCAGATTCAAGAGCGTAACCGGGCGGGTCCCGGCCATTAGTCCAGTTTCGCGCATGGCTTGAAATGCAGCGTTGGCATCCTGACGTAAGCTCTGCGCCTCCACCAACTGCGCCTCTGCCGCCTCGCGCTGTCTCAGTAGTTTAGTGTTCTCCGCCGCTGCCGTCGCTTTCCATTCAGCCATCAAAGCCTTCAAGTCGGCTATGGTGGCATCGGCTACGGACACGTCGCCATTCAGCTTCCTGACAAGCTCCGTTTCCTCCTTCAACTGTCGCTGCAACTCAAAGACTTCTTTGGGAACGTTGCTCACACCAATATCTGTGCAGTTTTCGCAGCAGATAAACAAGCGGTTTTCGTCAGTCGGACGTTCACCGCACAGCCCGCAACTTGTTGCCTCCTTCAACTGCGCCTCTAACTCCCTCTTCACTTCCTCCACCTGCCCCGCCGCAATCTTCACCGCGCGCTTATCGGCGTCGCGGAGGTCGGAGATAGTGGAGTCTTTCACGGCCAACTGCGCCTCGGCTTCGCTCTTGCCCTTGGCGAGCGCCTCAACCGTCTCTTGCAGCTTGGCCGCGAGCGCGTAATTAGTATCCTTCCACGTGCGTTCGTACTCGCACTTTGCCTTAAGAGTGGCGATTTGCGTTTCAAGTTCGAGAGTTCGCGCATCTTTGTGGCGCGCCTTTTTCTTGCTTGCAGCCTTCGCGTCACGAAAGAACGCTTCCAAGTCGTTGCCGTAGACTTCGTATATGCGCTTCAATGCCGCGTCAAGTTCCGCCTCCCCACCTTCCCCGCTCGGCTGATTCAGTTCCGCCAGCAATTTATCTGCGTCAATCGTGACCATTTTGGTTTCGTTCATTTGCCTATTCCTCCTCACCCTCGAAGAATCGTTTAACCGCCTCTGGCCTGAACCTCAGCGCGCGAGTCCCACGCGGCTGCGAAAACGGGATGCCGCCTTCCTTGCCTTGCTTGCGTAGCTGCTTGGCGATTCGCACCCAGTTGTAAACCGTCCAGGGTACAACACCACGATACTCGGCCACGTCGCGCACCGTCCACCAGCGCGGCGGCGACTGGACAGTCACAGGCATATTCATCACCGTTAGTGTCTCCTGCATGATTCCCTCCGTGCTATAATGGTCCTGTTAGCCTATTCCTTGATTGGTTAGCCTAATTCTCGATGATGATGGCCGGTGATGTTTCGATTCACCGGCCATTGTCGCTTAAGCCTCTCCCTTTGCTTTTGCGATTGCCTTACGCGCTTCTTCGTGCCAGTCCTCCGTACACAGGTCACCGTCGCAGCCTGTCTGCTGCAATGCAAATTCCAACGCTTCCAGCAACTCAGGTGCGGCGGCTATCAGGTTGGCGTCCGGTTCGTCTATGTCCACATAGGGGAAGTAATCATCGGTCAGCGCAGCCGTGAATACATCACTCCCGACTGTTGTCAGTCTCTTTCGAAGCCCATCTGAATACTCCCAATGCCATGGCCCTTTCGTATGCTTCGATTCGCTCATCGTTTCCCTCCGTTCTGAAACGCAGCCTTCAGCGCCGCGAATATCTTTCGCTGTTCGGCGACCCCGAACGTGTCAAACACCCCGGCTATATCGTCAGTTTCAATCGCGTAGTTGAAATGCTCTTCCATCCACGCGGTAACCTTGTCCTTGCCCCACTGTAGCTCGTTGATAAGCCGCAGAATTTCGCGCGTGCCCTTGCTGCCCGTCGGCTTGGCTTCAGGTTCAGGCTCGACGGGTTCAGGTTCGGCTATCGGCGTCGGTTCCAGTATGGCTTCGATAACTTCCCCGCTTTCAGGCTCGACAGCGGCGCCCATCTCGTCCGGCGTGTACAGCCCAAGCAGCACATCCGCGAACGTCGCGCGGGCAGCGTCGGCTACCGCGCGCCACTTATACATCGTTGCGGCCTGCTTCTTGTAGTTATCCTTGCCGTTCAGGCCCATTGCCACAGCTTCAGCCGGGCCGAACTTGGCAGTATACGCAGAGCGGCCCTTGCGCTTGATAGTCACCGTTGCGCCATCTTTGCCGCTGTCAATCTGGATGTTCTCCACTTGGCCGGAGCGGTTGATGAGGGCCAGCATCAACTGGGGGCTTACTGTCGGCTTGCCCTGAATGACGTTGATAGTATTCAGCGCGGCCATAGCGCCGATGCCCAATTCCCTGCCCGTCAAAATGATAGCCATCGCCTGTTCGGGCGTCTTGATGGACTGAGGCAGGAAGCCGGTTTTCACCAGGACTTCGGCCTGCTGGCGGATTACCGCCCATGAACCCATATCGCTATCGTGAAGCTGTAATGCTGTAGACATTGTTTCCCCTTTCGTTAAGCGGGGAGAGGCGCCTGTCCGATGTTCCCCGTGCGCCTCTCCCCTTTTGCCCCGTCGTCCCCCACGACGCAGGCAAACTCGTTAAACTCTCCACTGCGCGCCCTCTGGCCCGTCAATCACCACGCAATGGCCGCGCGGCATAGGCGCCGCAATCACCAGCACGCCATCCTGCATCCGGTGGCACTTCGGGCACTTGCCGCCCCGCAGTTCATTGAAGTGGCAGGAATGGCCGCAGTAGCAATGCCATTGAAGCTCCGCACCGTCGCCTCCTTCGCGCTCAAGCTGCCCTTGCAAGCGCATACGTTCAGCGTGGAGGCCGTCCTCGTGTGAGCGCAGCAGTTCGACGGTTGCCAGCTTTCGCGCGATGTCCCGCTGCGCTATGGCTAGTTCCCTGTCCACCACAGCGATTCGCGCTTTCAGCTCGTCGGTTTTGTTCATTGGTTCCTCCGTCACGACGGGAGTCGCATCTGACCGTCTTGACAGTACACGTCATCAAGCTCGCCACGAATAATCCATCCCCAAGTGAGGCGATTGAGCCAAGCCGCGCAGACGTGGCGAGCGGAAAAGCCGAGAGTTTTAGCAAACTCAACGGCCTGCTTCTTGCTGTCCCAGCTTTGCGCCGTGGCCAAGCTGTCGCTCCGGTAAGCCAATCCTGTGCCGACAAGCGTAATAAGGGAGCGCGTTGTATTTGATTGAGTTCGCCGTGTTTCGTATTTAAGTAGCATGGTCGTCCTCCGTTAAACCATCCAGCCCGTGTTTCTAGCCGTGTACATAGCCATCTGCCCGATTGTCGGTTCGACTTCCGCTCCGCGCTCGCGGAACGACTGACACAGAATGTTTGCCTGCGCGCCGGCTGCGAGATGTTTGCAGTAGAGGCCCGCTTGCCCACCCTTGCAGTTGCATTCGCCTAGCTTGTGGCCATTGGCGACGATAAAGCGCACCGTGTAAACGTCGCCCTTGCTGCCGGTTACGCTATATGTGCGCTCGGACACATTAAGGACTTTGACTTTCAGGTGTTCGGCTTTCGCTCTCTGAATCGCTTTCTGCATTTTGCTGATTTCAAGTTTAAGCATTTCGGGCCTCCGTGTTTATCAATCTGCCATCGTTCCGTCATCTCTGCAACGACGAGATGATATCACACCGCTAGCGCATTGCAAGAGAAAAATGCAAAAAACAATAAAATTCTCTATATGTGCGGCGGCGCACAGATAGGGGATAAAATTCCCCCGTATGCTAAAAACTCAAAAACATTTCAGATGGGTTGGCCGGGAAAGGGAAGGATAAGAAAAGCGCTTTCGCGTGGCGTTTCGCCGCACAATATTATTGCTAAATGGTTTTACAAAGCGTATGCTCGGAAATAGGCGCGCCTCACCCGCTGCGCCATATGCCTCCACGAACACTAACGATGGAGGCCCCCAGGTGATGCCCCATGATGTACATATCACCCCAGAAAAATAATTAACCAATAAACACGCCAGGCACAGAGCTACCCGTTATGACTCCGCAATCAACACAAGTCCATCTTTTAGCGCTTGCCGAAGTTGTCTCGATACTACTAGCCTATAGACATACCCCCGCCCGCGTGCGGCATGTTCTCCTCAATTTCACAAGAGAATTAAAGACACTTCTCCCTGCGGAATCACTGAACGACATCGAATCCGCCGAGGCGAAGGCTATTATTAGAGCCGTTGCCTACGACGACTCAGGCGACTGAAGCTTTCGGCGTAAATCATCGCGGTGACTCTTGCGAACCTCCGCAGACTTGCGGTCTTCGTCCAGGACTGTCTCCGCGATGATGTCGCCGTAGCGATTCATCGCCTCGATAATAAATTTACTGACGCTTAAGAAACCGGCTGTCGAGCCGAGTTCGGTGAAGCGCGCCTTCTCTTCGACACTCACCCTCAGTAGGATTTGTGCCCTACCGCCTTTAGACTCTTCATTTAACTCGTCACTGAAATCTTCGGTTAGTTCTTCGGCCATGTGCTTTTTCATGGAGCGTATCCCATCGGGCAAAGGAAATCTTATCATCGGGCAGAGATAAGTGTTGACAGATTGCTGATGCAATGATATCACTGCGCTAGCGATGCAATAACGTATCGCGTTCAAGGGCAGAAGGAGGGGGGAAGAATGGCACAGAACGCCAAAAAACGCCACGTCGACGCAAAAAAAGTTAAGCCCGTTTTTGTTAGAGGGCTAAAGCCATCCACCGCGAAATGGCTGCGCGAACAAATTGACGATGACAATCCGAGTCTTCCAAAAGTCGTGAAGAAGATTGTCGAAGATGAGCACCGCCGCAAGACGGAGCGCAAAGACTAGCAATCTCAGCCCGCGCCACCCGTCATTTACCGTTCGCTGGCGCGGGGTATGCCCTGGGGACATCGGGCACTAGTTCCCCAGGGCTTCCATTTCTATTTATGTAATCAACAACCCCACAGAAAGCGCTTGTAAAGGCAGTAATGATTATCCGCGCACCTCACAACCAGCAGAATCCGTTCTTCCAGCTACTGCGGTCCACGGCCCAGGACACCAACCTTACCGCCCGCGCTCTTGGTGTACTCGCCTACCTACTATCGAAACCAGACAGTTGGGAGCCGTCCGTTGATGACATCTGCCGACGGTTCAAGGACGTGGGCCGGGACGCCGCTTACAAGATTATCACTGAGACTTTCATCCCGCTTCGGTACGCCAAGCGAACTCAGGAGCGAGACGGCGGGAAGTTTGGACGGCTAAGCATAGAAGTCTTTGAATCACCGTTTCCTGAAAAGCCGGAAGCGGTGGAATCAGAGCCGGAAGAGCAGGACTTAGAAGGGCCGCTTACTGAAATACCGGAAGCGATAGAACAGGAAATAGCACCGTTTCCTGATTTACCGGATACGGCTACACCGCTTCCGGTTCCACCGCTTACGGTAAATCAGGAGCTATATAATACAGATAAGTACATAATACAGAGAAGAGATACTACAGAGAGAAACAAAGACATGTCCGGCGCTATCGCGCCCATTGTTGTCGGTCCCGTAGCTGAAGTCTTCTGCTACTGGCAGACAAGATTAAACCACCAGCAAGCCAAGCTCACACCTAAACGCAAGCGAAACATCGAAGCCCGCCTGAAGGAAAAGTACACAGTCGAACAGATTAAAACCGCGATAGACGGCTGCGCCTCTTCCCCGTTCCATATGGGCCAAAACCAGAACGGGACGGTGTACGACGACATAGAGCTTATCTGTCGGGACGGCGGCAAGCTGGAAGGCTTCATCGCGAAGGTGGAGACGCGCACCGGTAACGGCGTGCTCGCCCAATTCTCACCCGCCGCGCAGCAGACCATAGCCGCGCTTGACGGGTTCGTGAAACGCCACATGGCGAAGGAGGAAATATGACTGACAGAGACTCGGTGGAATTTGCAAAACAACTGTCGCTCCTAAGTGAGACTTACAGCAAGGCGATTAGTGACGCGTTAGGCGAAATATACTTCCGCGCCCTGAAGGAGTTCACCATTGAACAAGTCGCAACCGCCGTAGAACTGGCCATTGATACCAGGAAGTTCTTCCCCAAACCAGCCGAACTTCGTGAGCTAATCGAAGGCAACCCCGAAGACAGGGCCGCGAACGCCTGGGCCGCATTCCTTGAAGCCGCAGCGAACGGCGGGACAGCCTCCGTCAAGTTCTCCGACAGGGCCACAGCCGCCGCTATGGATGCAGTATTCGGCAGCTGGCTGGAAGCCTGCCGCCTTCTCTCCGCTGGTGGAACGAATGAGCGCGGGAAGCAAGTGACCGGCTGCACCGACGAAATGCTAGCCAGCTATCAGAAGTCTTTCCTGCGCCAGTACGCCGCCGCGCTGAACAGTAACCGCGAAGTTGAACTCTACCGCGCCGGGCTGTCCGAGATGTCAATGCGTGAGCAGGGCCCTACCTGGGCCAAGCGCATGCCGACGCTGCAGCAGCCGGTGCTATTCGTCGGCGCGGATAGGACGATTGAGCTTTCACTGACATTCAACGTGGCGCAGGGCCAGCTAGCCGAGGAATCCCGCCGATTGCTTGAAGGCGGATTCGACATGGCGCTTAGGTCGCTCGACCGTCAGCGCCGAATGATGCAGGAGGCGCGCAACCGCACTGCCCTTCCCGCGGCTGAAGAAGAAATAGCAATGCCCGAAGAAGTCAAAGAGGCTATGACCCGCCTGCGGGACTGGCAACCAACAACACGCAGCTAACACGGAGGGAGAAATGGCAAAGGTAAAAGTAAAACCGAACTGGAAGGTAGCAGAAAAACCGAGAGAGATAAGAATACCGAAGCCGCACGTAAAAAGCCGCCAAGAGCAAGCGAAAGAAGTCGCATGCGGATTCCACGCGCCGGGCGACGAAACCCAGGCTGAAGAGTTTTGCGGCGCTTGGATAAACGACGGCAGCGGCAATCTAGGAAGCGGCAAGGAGTGCCACAAGCCCCTCTGCCGGGACCATGCCGACATCAGACTGCAATTGTGGCTATGCCCCGAACATGGCCGAACAAAAGCCAACAACTAACAGGAGGTCTTATGGAAACTGAACGGATTATGACTGAGCAGGAAGCGCGAATGCTGGACGAACTTGAACGCAGGAAGGCGCGCGCGGCAGCGATTAAAGCGCGGCTTGTGGCGCCGCTGGACAAGATGAAGCGCCAGATAGCGCGAAAGATTAAACAGCTTGAGGCGGCAAGACTGAACTGACATCTTGCCACGCCTGGCGACACGCGGCGCTGCAGCTCAATGCAACACTAGGCGACGCGACGCGACACGACGCAACGTAATTAACCACTAACCACGGAGGTCGAACATGATTATCGCAACAGCAGAACTCGAAGGCATTTCACCGTATTCACAATCCAAACATCACACTACAGCAAAGAAAGACCGCGAACTCCCGAAGGACTACGAGGAGCGCACTTGGCGCGAACGGCTTCACGTCAACAAGGATGATTTCGTTTTCATCCCGCCGATGGCGTTCAAGAACTGCCTCGCGGAGGCGGCAAAGTTTTTCAGCATACAGATACCGGGCAAGGGCAAGTCAACTTACACGAAGCATTTTGAGGCGGGCATTCTCGTCACCGACGAAGTTATGCTGCCGTTCAAGAAGGCCGACATACACGGCGAATGGCTGTTTCTTCCGTCCGACGGCAAGCGCGGGTCGGGGAGCCGTGTTGATAAGTGCTATCCGGTGATTCCCGAATGGAAGGCGACGGTAATCTTCTACATCCTCGATGAAATCATTACGAAGGATGTGTTTGAAGACCACTTAGGCAAGGCCGGGCAGTTCATCGGGATTGGGCGCTTTCGCCCGCGAAACAATGGGTTTTATGGCCGATTCAAACTGAAGAGTTTGAGCTGGCAGCAGGCGTGACGCCGCTCCGTCGCGCGTTGCATGGCATCGCCCGGCTCCGCGCCGCCATGTGGGGCATCGCGTGACATCGCCTCGCACCGCGTCGCATTGCACAGCAACTCAACGCAACGAACGCTATTTTACAATTTGATTTACTTCGCCGCCGCGCACCGCTCCGCTCTGTGCCGTCTTGCGGCGCCGTGCTTCGCGACTCAACGCAACGTTTTAACTAACAAGGAGGTCTTATGGACAACGGAAATGGAAAGCAAGCTAGATTCAAAATGAGTGTTGACACTCTAAGGCTTATCGAAGGTTTATCTCAGGCCGAATATCACCAAATAGCCTCGTACAGCAACCTGTCCGAATTGATAGGGCGCGATGTTCAGAAGGAGGGCGCGGGTATTCTCCGCTCCGCCCTGAACTGCCTTGAGCGCGATTACGGGATGTTCTTTAGTTGCATAACCGGACAAGGGGTAATGCGGATTACCGAGTCGGAACATCTGCAATCGGCGCCGGTGATGACCAGGGAAAAGATTCGTCGGGCTTCTTCGCGCGGCAAGAAAAGGCTTTCGCATCTGCGCGACAACACGCTCTCGCGTGAGGAGCAGACGAAGAAGTTGGAAGAGATGAGCTATTTGGGAACGCTGGAAGACTTCGCAAAGGAGAAGAAAGCGGCAGAGGTTCCAGTGAGGCCACAGGCGCCCGCGAACGCTTCAAAGAAGGCGCTGGATTTGTTCAAGAAGAAATAGGCTTTCGCGCGGCTGCGCCTCGCCACGCAAGGCAACGCAGTTCGACGCCGCGCAGCTCGACGCGACGCTCCACAAGGCCACGCAACTCAACGCAACGTTTACGCTCTTTTAAATTCCGTCGCTGTATCGCAGCGCGTCGCCGCGCACCGCAGCGCTGTGCTACGTAACGCAAGGCAACGAACGCTCTTTTAAATATTGGCCTCGCCTCGTTTCGCGTCGCACCACGTTGCTTCGCGTCGCGCCGCGACGCGGCGCGACTCAACGCAACGAACGCTATTTTAAACTTCATCACTGCGCCGGGCTAGGCATCGCTCCGCAACGTGTTGCACTACTCCGCTTCGCGGCTCAACGCTCCGCTTTGTCAGGCTTCGCAACTTAACGCAGCGCAACGCAACGTTTTATTCTTTGAAGGAGGAAGCTGAAGCATGAACGAAATTTGCAGACTGATTATCCCGGTGGATGCAAACGACCAGAACCCGAACAGGCGCCGCAAGCTGCGTGACTGGATTCGGGCGAAGATGGCGCACAAGAACGCGGCCCACGTCGTATGGTGCCAAGCGGGCAAGCCTGTATCCCTGTCTCCCGTTACCGTGTCGGTGACGATACGGCGCGGGCGATTGCTTGACGAAGACAATGCGCGGGCAAGTTTGAAAGCCTGCTTTGACGGACTGTTCAAGAACGCGATAACGCCGGACGATTCGCCAAAGTGGGTGAAACTTGGGACGCTGACGCAGGAGATAGCGGCGCGTTGGAAACTGAAACCTGAAATAGAAATCGTGGTACAGAAGGAGGGCGACCATGCGAGAAATGACGGCTGAGCAGAGAAACGAAATGATTGCGGAGTTCAAGAAAACAGAAT